AGTAGTGTGCATCCGTAAGTTTAGTATTAAATGTGTAATTGAGCCAGTTAAATCAAGTTGGAATCAGTAGTGATTCAGGTTAGAGCTGTATTCTTCCGAATTGTTCCTTTTTACTGCAGTAGTTCGCTAGATTAGGGTAGTATAGAGTGAGATAGACTGAGCTATCTCCATGTAAAGACAAGACATAGACAAGTGAAGACAATGGTTGGTTAGATCAGGCTTAAGGAAAACTACAAAACTGTAACCAGTTTAAGACATTATTGTAGACATTAGACATTAAGGAAAACTCGTGAAAAACAGTGCTGCAACTGTTATCAGACGAAAATAAGAAACTTACTGCTTATCTGCTGAAGAAGTCATTGCAGAGAAGTAGATTAGACAGAATAGTTGGAAACATACTAACCATTTACTAGTCGATGCATTCGATGAAATAAACCCATTTCACTCTCAATTAGGCTCAGGCAAATTACCTATTGATGATGATTCAAAACATAAGAACGATTTGGTTAAGACAGAATGAGACAATTTAGTGATTAGACTGATCAAGATAAAACTTCTTGTTTAAATAGACTAGATTTGTTTGTATCTTGTATATTCATCTTGGACTCTCCTTTTGAACAAGAATATAAGCAATAATAACAACAACACTGACAGAATTCCGTAAAATACATACGATAAAAATCCAGTTGTCAAAAATCTGAACATGTTTTTAACTGAATCATAGACCACTAATGCTTCATGCTGAAGATGGCATAAAATTGTGCTGCAATGGGCTACATCCACACCAACGCTAATTTTATTTTCAGATTTGTGTAGCAATTGATATACGCTTTCTCCTTTAACCAAGTTAGGCACAACATTTAACTCGATATTACAAATTTTGAAATATATTGGTGTTGTTTGAAATCTAGTCCAAACCTTAAATTTTAAATCTGATTTCCCACTATTTAGATAAATCCTAGAAATTTCTTTTGTCACATTTGACTTTATATCGCAATACATATCATCTGTGGTTTCATAATTTAATAAACAATCTGAACCTGAATTACAATCATAACAACCATCACAACTAATATCTGCTGATATTAACTTAGCTCCTAGATTGTTCTTAATTAGGACATCACCTATCTTTAATATCAGCTTGGCATCACCAATATATGCAGTTTTGTTTATTGTAATTTTGTCTAAATTCTTATAACTTATTAAATGTTGCATCAAATCTAACTTTACACCCAATCCACAAGTATTCATACTATCATCGATGCATTTATTTATAGTTAACTTTGGTGATGACAAAAATGCACATGTTTTTTGAACATCATTAATCTTCTTTCCAATCATATCACCACTCATTAGATATTGTATCTTCCCACAGCCATTTGATGTTTGACCAATTTCGTTGAAATTTTCAGGATAGATTTGATATGAATCATCAACTACCAACTTTTGATCCAAAACATTAACATCTTGACTTATAATGTCAACAGAACCTTTTGAGAACTCATATGTTCCTTTATCAGACTCCAGGTAGTAATTAGAATCATCATCATTAGATTTAATGTTTAATACTAGTACAGATCTATCTAGATTAGTTTCTTTCTTATATGTCCTCCATTTAAAGTCAATCATAGTGTTACAAATTCCATAAGCATGACCTTGACCCAGGCAAACCCAATCACATTGCTCCAATCCCACACCAGCACTACCCTTATTGAAATCATAGCAAAATGTAGTTGCGTTTTTCAATTTCTCTATACTAGTTCCTAAATCTTTATAATCCTCCTGGCTGCAAGTCAATTTTGGTTCCACACAAGAATAAGACCAAACATAATGTGTGTCTATAATTGGGCCAGTTATGTACTGTAAATTATAACTATTAGTATAATATGCATCAATAATTTTGATGACAATATGACTCAATTCTTGGCCTTTTACTGTCGGTTTGATTATTAGCTTATTATTTCTAATTGCCTTAAAGTTGAGCTCTACACTAGCACTAATTGCTTTTTCATCTTGTATCGTTACATACTTGATCTCAGTTTTAATCACAGTTGGTTCTTGATTCAGATGTCCAACTGTGATGGGTATATATGATATTATGATAACTAATGTCCAGATTGTCAGTAGAAATTGTACAGTTTTTAAGCTTATGTTATTTTTATAAACTATCATTACCTTTCTCGAACAATCTTTAACACCAGAATTATGGGCCTTCAATCTTTGTGTATTTCCAAAGTTTTCACCACATTTACAGATAGATCCACAACTAGTAAAAGGATGAATTACAAGTCTGCAAGATCTACACTTAGGCATGTATTTATCTATGATTTTAAAGTATAGTTTCAGAATTGGGTATAAAATAATAAACACCAGATAACCAACAGGTGTGGATCCTATTAAATACACAATTACACTACATATGACCAGTATCAATAGAGTTAAAAACATTATTGGATATTTACACATCGGCTTATAAAACAACTCTGGGATGTAATTGTAGCCTGAATAATAATCTTGGCAAAGATATTCCCTATCAATTACAAAGTAATCATTTAACTTTGTTGACCCACATTTCACGCTAATACTACCTTTAGTCTTTCCAAGTTCAAACTCGTAATTATTTGTGAATGTTATCATAGTTGGAGGTTTGCCATCGATCGAATATATAGCAATATTAGCCCCATTAGATTCCAATCTTATCCTTCCTTCCATCTGTAGTATTTCAATCCCACAAAAATTCTTTACAGAAACTTGTTTCTTTATTAGTCCATAACAATTTGCATCCAGATAAGTAAAAGGGCCACTCTGATCTGGAACGATCTGTATGTCCTTCAACTTCATGACATCTAGGATTGTTTTATTTGTATCATGACTCAGTCTCATTCTGGCATAATTCAAATCTGATTTATAACAACCTTCAGTCATTCTAGTTTTGCATTCATATGTGGTAATATTGAAGTCAGTACCGAGGTAAAATGCCTTCTCAATTTGCCCATCACAATCTCGCATCAATGTTATTGGCCTTGCATTGGCTCCTATTATCAGGAAAATGGCTAAGAAAAGCATCTCGTTGTGGTTTAAATTCATTCAATTTTGAACTTACCGGATGTGCACTACT